AAAGGAACAAATAGAATTGATAGGTATAGAGTTCCAGCAGATTTAATTTATAGTTTATTTTTAGATTAAAATATATACATATATAATATAATGGATAAACAAAGTAATGCTATGCAAAAATCAAATAAACCACCACCAAAAGTATTTAAAGTTCGTGATCCCGACCCCGATGATAGATATGCAGACATACATGAACACCTCCCGCAACCACCAGCATTATTCTTAATTGTTGGTTCAGTAAAACAAGGTAAATGTCTTTTTGAATATTCATTAGTAGAAACAACTGAAGGTAAAAAATATATTAAAAATGTTGTTGTTGGAGATAAAGTATTAAGTGATAATGGATTTGTAGAGGTAGAAGAAGTTTTTAAACAAGATAAAAAAGAATGTTATAAAATAATATTAGATAATGATTTTGAATTAATACTAACTGAAGATCATAAACTTCATACTATAAATGGTATGAAACCTATGAAAGATTGTGATAATGAAATGATAATAACTAAAAATGGTATGAAAAAAATTAAATACAAAGAATATTATGGTTGTGTAGAATGTTATGATATATCAGTAAAAAATGAAAATCATAGATTTTATTGTAATGATATATCAGTTTCTAATTCTAACCTATTAGTAAATTTATTATGTAATCCCGACATGTATAAAGACAAATTTGATATTGTAAAGATTATCTCAAATACATTAAATGCTGATCCTAAAGGTAAACTCATGAATAAATATTTTGATTGTGAAGACCATTATAATGATGAGATGATTACTGATTTAATTGAATCGCAAAAGAAGTATGAAGATTTTGAGAGACCAACTGTTGCATTAGTATTAGATGATATATTAACTAAAGATTTTAAAAAGACTAATGCTGTATCATTTTTAGCAACAAGATTTAGGCATTATGGTATAGGATTACTAGCATTCACAACTCAGTCTTTCCGTGCTGTTAGTGGTTTGATTCGAAACAATAGTTCAGATGTTATCATCATGCGTCAGCAGAACAATAAGGAGTTAGAAAAGATAAATGAAGAATATGGTGATATGTTCAGTGGTATTTTTATGGATTTATATAAAAAAGCGATAGAAGATGCTCCATATTCATTTCTCTACCTTGATTTATCCCAAAATCCCGCTCGTGCTTATATAAGATTTGAGACACCAATAGCAGATGGCGATAAGAAACTTTATTAGATATATTTAAAGATATAATGCTACATAATATTAAGTGAGAGATATAATGCCCTACTCAAATAAAGAAAAACAACAAAAATATAATGAAGAAAATAGAGAAAAGATAAATGAGAGACAAAGAGAATATAATAAAAAAAATAAGGAGAAGATAAAAGAAAAGAGAAAACTTATTTATGAAAAAAAGAAAAAAGACGATACAACATTTTTGGATAAAAAGAATGAATATAATAAAGGTAGATATGGTGTATGGAAAGATAATTTAACTGATGAAGGAAAATTAAAATTACAAAGAAGGGGATTAAGAAATAATTGGAAAAGACACGGATTTAAACATGATAAAGATTTTATAGATGAATTAACATTTAGATATCAAAGTACTACTAATTGTGAATTATGTAATAAAGTTTTTAATAATGATAAATGTGCCGACCATCATCATAGTAGCGGTAGTTTTAGAAATATATGTTGTAAAAAGTGTAATAATAATAGAGCAAAAATAGATTATAATTATATGAAAGTAATGATGGAATTACACCGATATTTCTTGAGATAAAAAACTTTTTTAATTAAAAAAAATTAATAAATAAATATATATTTTAAATTATAAAATGTATGGTTCTAAACCTATGAAGAAACCTCCCACAAGAAAACCTCCCACAAAAAAACCAATGAAAAAACTTACTGAGGCACAACTTAAAAGATTAGAAAAACATTCAGTTCATCATACTAAGAAACATATGAATATGATGAAAAAAGATATGATGATGGGTATGAGTTTTAAAATGGCACATCAAAAAGCACAAAAAAGTGTAGGTAAATAAAATAACCTTTGGTAAATAAAATAATCTTTGATAAATAAAATTATTTTAATTAAATAATAATATAATAATAAAATATATATTATATTATAAAATGGATTTATATGGAGGTTCAGCATCTATTTCACAAGCAAATGCACAAACTGAAGCAGCAAGACAAATTAACGAAGCAACACGAGATTTTAATAATGGTTTAGCAGAACAGTTAGATCAAGCAAATATGGAGGAGGATCAAGATAGACAAGCAAAACTACAAAAAAATATATTAAGTGGGACTACTGCTGGTGGTAAATTAGTACTAAAAAAAGAAATAAGACAAGGTGCTAAAAGGGGAGTTATGGCGGGAGGTAAGTTTGTAAAAACTACTGCTGCTGAAAGATTTGCTAAAGAAGATGAATTAGCAGATTTAGCACCATCATTAGAAGAAACACAAGAGATATATTCTACTGGAGCAAGACCACCATCACCCGAACTAGGTGCAAGAAGTACACTACAAGAAGGAGAACAAGTAACGGCAGATGTAGCGGGTGAAACTGGTGAAGTTGGTGCTGAAGCAACAGCACGAACTGCTGAAGAAGCAGCAACCGAAGGTATAGAAACATCTGGTAAAGCATTAGCAAAAAAGGCAGCAGAAGATGCTATTGAGAAAGCGGGATTAAAAACTGCTACTAAAATAGCGGGTAAAGCAATGACAGTTGGTAAAGTTGGTGTTGCTGGATTGGGTGGTGCTTTAGATGTTGCTAGTGATGTGGGGAGATTAATTGAAGGTAAAAGTGGTATGGAGGTTTTTGGTAGTAATAGTGCTTCTCGTGCTGGTAATATTATGAATATTGTTGGTAGTGGATTAGAAGTTGCTGGTGTTCTTGGTGCTGCTTTTCCACCAGCATTAATTTTAGAAGGTCTTGGTGCTACTATTGGTTTAGCGGGTGCTATTACTGAAGGATTTGGTGAAGAAGAAGCAAGTGAAACAGCAAAAACAAAAGCAGAAAAAGATATTTCTTCACAAGCGAGAGGACAAGTAGCAGCATCGCAAGTTGATCAAGTTGTTGGACGAACACAATAAACCGAAGGTGAGCGTTGCTAAACTGAAAGTAATCTTTGATAATTTTTTTATTTTTTTTAATTTATTTTTAATAATTATTTTATATTTATATATTATAAAATGATTTCTTATTGGAAAAATGATGATAAAATTAAAGTTTCACAAACCCAAGTTTCTGTTCCATCTACCAATGGACAATCATATAGTGGAGTTGCGGGACAAAGTGGACGTCGTGTAGATTTTGAAATTCCACCAAGTGTTAAATTTTTAGATGGCAAAAATAGTTATTTACAGTTTGATTTAAAACTTGCTGTTCCCGCTGGTGAAGCACCGACACGTCTTCATTTAGATCCTTTTATTGGTGGTCAATCATGTGTCAAAAATATTAGAATCTATAGTGGAAATCGTGCTGTTTTACTTGAAGAAATTACTGAATATAATGCTAAAGTCCAAATCCAGTATTCATACAATCAAGATGAAAGTATGAGAAAAATGCGTGCTCTAAAAGAAGGTTCTTTAGTAACTACTATTGAAAATCGTGGAACACTTGGAACATCAGTATCTAACAATATTGATTTAAGTACAAATCCATTTTATAAACCAGTTGCTACTGTTCCCGCTGCACGTGATTGGGGAACTGCTGATGATTTCTTAACTGCTAAATTATCACTACCAATCCATACTGGTCTTTTTGCTGATGGAGGTGATAAGATTTTTCCAGTAATGATGACTGATGGTTTATTTATAGAGGTAGATTTAGAAGATCCAGCAAAATTTATTAAGCAGTTAGATAGTGTTAATCGCCACCGCAGAATGAAACAGAACCCATTATTTCATGGTGTTGATAATGCTGGTCTTGCTCTTTCTATTAATAATGCTACAAATAGGAGTGAAGTATTCCTTGCTAAATCTAACAATATGAGAAGTGTTGAAAATTGTCCATTTGTAAAAGGTGAACGTGTAGGTATATGTTCTGCTACTAATCCTAATAGTCAGTGTAATTTAACACTAACTTCTAGTGGTGCAGTTGGTTATCCAGTAATTACTGATATAACTATAGATGCTACATTTGTGAAACTTACATTAGAAGAGTTTCAAAATAGCGACGGAGGGACTGGTATACAAGCAACCTCAAATAATTTCATTGTATTCTCTGCTTCTATAGATCAACGTAGAACTGCTATTGCTGATGGATCACAACTTATTGCTGCTAAAACATCTTATGCTGCTACTTGTGAGTTTTCTAATTTAGAAATTGTTTGTGCTAAAGTTGGTGTTGATCCAAGATATGAAGCGGGTATGATGAAAAAGATGAGAGATGGTGGAAGTATTGAAATTGATATTCCAAGTGTAACCAATTACAAACATTCATTACTATCAAGTAATCGTAATGCAACAGTAAATCTTGCTGTATCTAATACACGAGTAAAATCTATGATATGTATGCCTAGTGATGCTAATGTATTGAATAGTGCTGATTTAATTGCTGGAACCGATTCAACATATGAAGAAGAAGATGATGGTATGGATGGAGTGCTTCATAGTATTCGTAGTGGTCAAGTAGGTATTATAGACCAACTTACATCTTATCAAATGGTAGTAGATGATAAACTTGTACCATCAAGACCTATTGTTGTATCCAAGATTAATAAAGGAACCTCAATAGCAGCACAACCACTTATAGAATTAGAAAAAGCACTAAATCAAGCGGGAATTGTTCCACGATCATTTGTAGATTATAATCGTAATTTCTTGATTGGAAGGGCATATGCTCTAAATGATGGTGTTGCAAATCTTAATAACAAATCTAATCAACTACAACTATTATATAATGAAACTAGTGTTACTGGTGTAGATAGACCACCAACACGTAATAAACTTCTCTATGTGTTTATGTTCCACCTTCGTAGGATATCAATCCGCGGTGATGCGGTTACTGTTTCACTATAAAAAAAAATATATGTTATAATATAAATGGATTTACAAAAAAGAATTGATAATTATCATAATACATTTCCAAAATTTCCAAAAACATTATATTTAAGTGATGAATGTATTCTTGGTATGTGGGTTATGGGAAATAATTATACAACTAAAACTGATTTATATGGTGCTTATCCATATGGTTATTTAAAAAGAATACATGCATTATTTCCATTAATACCAAATAAAACATTACATTTATTTAGTGGTTCATTACCCGATAGTGAAGATTATGATAAAGTAGATTTTAATACTGGATTTGATGCTGAAACATTTAGTGAAATAATACCACATAATACTTATGAATTAATACTTGCTGATCCACCATATAGTATTGAAGATTGCGATCATTATGGTTGTTGTATGATAAAACGTAATATAGTATTTAAACAAGCATATAATGTATTAAAAAGTGGAGGACATTTAATTTGGTTAGATCAAGTATTACCAAATTATAAAAAAATAGATTTTAAAATTATTGCTCGTATTGGTATGGTTAAATCAACTAATCATAGATTTAGAGTAATAACAATATTTGAAAAAAATTAACTATTTTGCGAAGCATAACCTTTGGTATTTTTTCTATGTATTTTTTTTAATTTTTTATTTTAAAATTATTTTATATGTAATAATATAAAATGAGTGTTGCTAAAAAGTATTTATCCATTCAACCTAATAATGTACCCTCTAGTGGTAAAGTTTCATTTGCTCGTGGTAATCCCATTCTTACGATTACTTTAGGTCGTCAAGATGGTATGCTTGATTTATCGTCTCTACGTCTTGCTGGTAAGTTAAATATATGGCGTGATGCTGCTGGAACTCTTCCACCTACTGATGCTGCTGCTACTGAATTAAGGGCATCACATAAACTTGGAATTTACGGAGTAATAGATCAGTTAGTTTTTCGCCATGCAGAAACTAAACAAGTTGTAGAACATATAAGGCACTATGGTCGTTTTATGAGTTCATACCTTCCAGTAATGGCGGGTATGCAAGATGTGGCGGGACATTTAAGTGAAACTGCTTTAATTTACCCTAACTATCAATCTTTCCGTGATAGTGTCGTTCGTAGGAGTGCTGATGGTGTAACAACTCCAAATGATTTTTGTATTCCACTACCAAGTGGATTAACTCTTGGTGAATCTATGTTACCACTTGATAAAGTTCCATTAGAAATTGAAATTCATTTAGCACCCGATAGTCAGTTTTTCTATTCTAGTGATGGTACAACTACTAATATTGCTAATGCTTTTTATGAATTAAGTGGATTAGAAGTAGCATGTGAAGTAACATATGGACAACAATCACCCGATAAAGGTCTATTATCATTTAATAGTATTACATCATATTTCTCCACACTTGAAACTACAAATAGTATTATCAACTTTAATCTTGGATTAAGTAAAGTATTAGCAAGTTTCGTAAATTTTGTACCATCATCATTTGTAAACAATTTAGCACAAGATGGATATTTAACTTATATGCCTTCTCTTGCTCCTAATGCTGCTGGGACTGGTGATGGTGGAGTTGCTAATGTTGAAACTATTTCCTTCCTTCGTAATGGTGAACGTTTCCCAAGTGCTTTTGAAGTAGAAAGTGTTCGTAGTGCTACTAATGAAACTCCAGTTGTTGATTCACAGATTATTAAAAGTTTCTTATCTGCTATTATTCCCGAAAAAATGCATACACGAACAACTGCTTCTCCACTAAATACCAATCGTAATTTCACAGTTAATCAAAATGCTGAAACTGGTTATCGTTTTATCCCCGATACTGGTGGATTATATGGTGTTGGTGTATTATATGATCAACTTGATAGTGAAGGTGTAGATTTCAGTAGATCCCAGTTTAGTATTCAAATGACTACTGGATTGGTAGATGGTAATCCAATTTCGGCATATCTATTTATTAAATCTAAAGTAGTTGTAGCATGGGACGCACAGATGGGTGTTCAAGTAATAAACTAGAGTGAATATTTTCTATGTAATTATTTTTTTAATTTTATTTTTTTTAACTTTTTATATATTTAATAATATAAAATGAGTGCTATGGATGATAAAAGTGATGTATCAACTGATAAAATTCCGTCGCTGATTAAAATTGGTGCAATTCCAAGTGAATATGGACAAATGCTTCACACCGATGTCATAGATCCAGTTACATTCAATCAAAATCGCTGTAGATTTACTCTACAACGTGTTGCTGGTTTTCTTCATTCTAATAGTAAAGTTACTCTTGCTGTAACTCCAAAAACTACAAATGCTGCTTATTATCCAGTAAATATTGGTATTAGTAATTTAGTGCAATCGGCACGTCTTTCTATTGGTAATAAAACTGTATGTGAAATAGATGATTATTCTCATTTCCATCAGTATCAATCTATGTTTATTAGTAATGAAGATAATAAAGAACGTGAACAATTCTTATCGCAGAGGTGCATTAATCACCAACCCGTTTATGATGATCGTGTTGCTAATACTACTGATAAACCTCCTAACTCTGCTAAAAAGATTGGTTTAGATGTTGGTCGTAATCCAATTGTACCAGCGGGAGGTGGTGCTGGTGTATTTAATCTGTTACCATTTATGGTTCATGGTGCTGGTTCAGCACAAGATATAGCAGATGCTCCAGTATATTCAGTATATTTAAGTGATCTATTTCCTTTCCTTAAGTATAATCAACTTCCTATGTTTATGTTAAGTGAAGAAGTTCATATTGATATTACATTTGTAGAACCTACTACTTCTCTTGCTGCTGCTGGATTATCACGTCGTATGTGTATTACTGCTGCTGAAGGTGCTACTCCAGCAAATCAACAAGTATCTTATGATGTGAATAGAGATGAAGTTAAACTTGTTTATGATAGTATTACTTATGAAGGTGGAATTATGGAACAATATGCCCAGCAGAACCCTAAACTTACATTCCAATATGTAGATTATCGCCTTGCTAAAAGGACTGGTGATCAAGCAGCATTTACAAATCTTACATTCCCAGTTGGTGGTAATGGTCGTCTTGTATCTAAGGTTATTTTAGGTCTTCAAGAGAACAAGAACTTTACACCAGTTTCTTTATGTAATGGTGTTGTTGCTAAAGGTGTTCCATCTGGTCAATCTCTAGCAATAAATCTTTTATACAATGATTTATTTGAGTTTAATACTGATCGTGATAATACTGCATTACTATTCCACACTACTCAATCGGCAGAAGGTAAAGTTCCTATGGTTACTGCTGATGAATATCAAACAACTCCCACTACAGCATTAACGGCAGAAAGTTTTGAGGGACATACTCAAAGTAGTGATGTTTCGGGTATTGGAGGTGTTATGAGATGGACTGCTATTAGACCTAATAAAGGACAACGTGTAAATAATAAGGGTATGGATTTAGTTTTTAAAGCGGGTGGATTACCAGCAGAAACTTATACTCTACGTGTATATCTAGAATTGCTTAAAGTTGCAACTATTGAGAACGGAATATTCGAGTGCTATTTCGCATAACTTACGGATTATTTTTAAAGTTTATAATCTATAATATTTTCTAAACTATATATAAATGAAATGGGTTATCAATTTTATATGGGATTACTTCAAATGTAAAGAATGTGATAAATATAAACTTAGAGAACAAGAACTATTATGTTTAGTAAATCAATTAATAAAAAGTCAAAATGAATTATTAGAATTTATGAAAGTAAAAAGTGAATAATATATTTTTTTATCGTTTTTTTAATATAAAAATAATCTATTATTATATTATAAATATGACAATAGAGAGTAAAAATCCAAGTGAAGATATTTCAAAAGATAGACCACAATTAAAAACAAACACTATAAAACAATATGTTATTAATTTAAATAAGTTGAAAAAGATATATGATACTGATAATTATGATTTCTTAAAAAAACCAAAAGATGTAATGGATAAGTTAAGTGATTTACATTATTTAAGTCAACGTAATATATTAAATGCTATTGTAGTATTATTAAGAGCATTAAATAGTGATAAAAAATATGATGACTTATTAGAAGAATATGGAAAATTAAGAGATGAGTTAAATGATAAATATAGTAATGAACAAAAAACTGGTGTTATAAGTGATAAACAAAGTAAAAACTTTGCTACAACAGAAGAAGTATTTGACATGATAAATAAAATGAATGATGAACTAAAACATATCAAAAAGAAAAATAAGGATAATATTACAAAAAAAGAAATGCAATTATTACAAGCATATACATTATTTAATATTTATGCTAGAATGCCTTTTAGAAATGATGTGGCGGGTATGATAGCAATAAATCAAGCAGCATATAATAAGTTAAATGATGATGATAAAAAGGAAAATAATTATTTAGTTGTACCATCAAAAGGTAGTTTATATTTTGTATTAAATAAATATAAAACAAGTAAGAAATATGAAGAGTTAGATTTACCTATTGAAGATAAAAATTTAAGAAAGATATTAAGATATTATATTAAGATGAATGGTATTGAAAAAGGTGGAATATTATTTAAAACATCAACTGGTAAACCATTAACAAGAATTGAATTAAGTAAAGTATTACTTAAATATTCAAAAAAATATATGGGTAAATCCATTAGTTCAACCCTATTAAGAAAAATTTATTTGTCCAGTAAATATGGTGATATGAAAGATGAACTTGAAAAGGATAACAAAGTGATGGGTCATAGTAAAGCAGTAGCATTAGATACTTATGTTAAAAAATCACAAGATGAAGAATAGTTTTTTATAAAAATCTTAAATACGAGTAATTCTAATATATAAGTAATTACTTTAATCTTTCATCATCTAATACATCACGATTATCCATAATATATTTTATGACTTTATCTCTCATATCTTTATCTTTTTCTGCTTTTGTTTTCTTTGCTTTTTTAGGTGGTGGTGCTGGTGCTTCAACCTTTTTAGGTAATTTTTTTGTTTTTTGTGATACAGTTAAAACGAGTAATTTATTTTTATGATCTATACGATATTTAAGTTTTTGTATTTCAGTAATTAATTCATCACGAGATTTACCTTTTGTATCAATACCAATTGTATCATCATATTTTTTAATTAATCGTTTAAGTTCTGTAAGTGTCATTTCACCTTTTGGAATTTTTGTTTTTGGTGGCATCTTTTTAAGTATAATAAATAAAAAAATTTTATTTGTTAATAATATAAAAAATGTTGGTGGATAAATCACATTCAAAACGAGATATTGTAACATTATTTAAGAAACACGGAGTAATTATAGATAGTGAATTGACAAAAAGTAATATAATAAATAATATAGAAAAATATATTGAAAATGTTAAGTATGATGATAAGATAAAAAATTGTACACAATTAAAAGAGTATTTAAAAAATGTATCACCAAAACAAAGACCAACAACACAACAAAAAAGAGATATAATGTTTAAAGCAAAAAAGATAATAAAGTGGGGTAAAAACAATTATATATTTGATGGTGCAACATATATGAATAATATAGATCCTTATAATGATATTATAAGTATATATATGTGGGGTGATTTACCAAGTGTAAGAAGAGCATGTAGATTATATAATTATAGTCCTTATTGTGAAAATCATGTAAATCCAATAATAACAAGAGAAGTTGAAGAAGAATTAAATCAAAATAAGATTATAAAAAGACAAGTTTTATATTCATTAAAAATAAAACGTGCTGAAAAAAATAAACCATTTTTGGTAACATTTCATTGATAAGTTAAATGAATAATGCGTTTTTTCTATAAAATTTTTTTCTATGTTATAAGTATAAATGGATTACAAGAAACAAAGAAAAGATTTAAAGTTTGGATTTAAAAGTGAAAAAGATATTCATAAAATACTGGAAGATAAGTTTGGTGAATTAAAGAATACAGCAGATGATGAAAAATATGGTAAATATTTTGAGTTTGATAAATATAATGATAATTATTTTATTGAAATGAAAACTAGAAGGATATTACACAATCAATATCCTACATTATTTTTTGGTGAAAATAAATTAAAGAAAGGAGATAAACTACTTCAAGAAAATCCACATATGAAAATCTTTTATTTATGGAAATGTAATGATAAGATTGTATATTGGCAACATAGATCATCACCATTTAATATTTGTCCCAGAGGAAGATGGGATAGAGGAAAACAAGAAATAGATGATTGTGTAGATATTCAACAAAAATATATTAAATCATTAGATAAATTATTTGAAGAAGAATGATAATTAATCGTATATAATAACATTAATAATGTTATATATCAACCATAAAATAATTAGCATATTTCATAAAAGTATTAAGATTTAGCATATACCCATATTTGAAACACTTTATAAAAAACGTTGATTTTAAAATGGTGGATTTATAACATTATTAAATTATAAAGTTGTCATAAATTATTATATAAATATTAATTATATAATGGTATTAACAAACAAAATGAAGTTTAACAAGAAGTACAAACAACCTTTAAATACAGCAAATGGTAAAGACGATATTGTAAGATTAACTGGAATTCCAAAAAGAATATTAGATGTAGTTTATGATCGTGCGTTAATGGCACATAAAAATAATCCACAAAGTGTAAGGTCTTTAAGTGGTAAAAAAGTTGGTGGTAAAAGTTTAAAAGGTAAAATGTCAGCACAGCAATGGGGTATGGCAAGAGTTTATGCATTTGTGATGAAAGGTAAAACATATAAAACTGCTGATAGTGATATTGCAACAAAGTTAAAAAAATTAAAGATAAAAGGATATATGAGATAAATTATATTAAGTTGTCTTAATTAACATCTTCTAAAAATAGATATAGTAAATCATGATTATATTGGATATATTTGCTTTCTTTAAGTTTAAGATAAAATGGTTCTTCTATATATCCTTCTTCTACATCAATACTAGGTCTATCACTTTTAAAATCAATAATTTTTAATTCAACTTTATTAATTTGAAGATTTGGTGTATCTACACAGATGGATATAAGATTTTTATAATCATCATCATCATAATCATCAGCATCATCATCAGCATTTTTATTATTATCATGTTCATAACCCAAATGACCAATATTGTGTATTCCAGTATTTCCACAATCATATTTTGTAAATGCTAATACTTGTATCTTAATTTCAATTACTTTTACTCTTTTATCTTTTTTAATATTATGAATTTTTTGTGTAAGTTCCATTAAATCTTTATATTCTTTATCAGTTAGTTTTTCTTTGATATTGTCAAGTTGATTAGATAGTTCTTGTAGATTTTCCATTTATATATTTTGTTTTATATTATTGATTTTTTTGATTATAAAATTTCAAATTATATTTTTTCAAATTATAATTATATTGAAGTCCTCCAAAATTATATAATTATCATTAAATATGCCGTATAATCTAACATTATACCTTTAAATAGTGCTTTAAGTGGTAA